AAGTGTGGCCGTTTCCGCGATAGTCCCCGCCAGCAGACCCACCACTCCCTGCTCCAACAACTTCAACTTCCCAAATAAAACCCTTTGTTAAGGTGACTGTCTCATTAGCAGCATCCAGTGTTGTGACAATATTTGTATCAGTTGGATCCATAGCTACACGATTATATGTAATAGGTTCAAATATTTTCAAACCTTCTAAATTACTATGGATTATTGCCTGCAGTGTTGAATCTTGCAGGGCACCGGAAGGCCCTGTTGTAGAACTATCTACAAGAGATGTCATTGAAAGTTGAAAACCATCTGCGGATGTACCATTAGTAGATGTACGTCCAATAAAAAAACCATTGTCAGTAAAATCACTATCGCCTGTTCGACCAGCAAGGAACGCACTTTCAGCCCCACTTAAAGACAAATACTCATCGATGTTTAGCTTATTGGTTGTGATAGTTCCTGTAGCAATATTACCACCATCTATTGATGTGAGGGTAGCGCCATCTACTGCAAAATCCCCTCCACTGAAAGTAACTAGTCCTGAAAAAGAGATACCTTGTGTGGGGGTAGAGCCTGTAGCAGTAGTAGTAACGAAGGGAGAGGTTACGTCTATGAATACTAACGTTGATTCGTATAATACATTACCGCTTGTTGCCACCTGAGTTGGTGGGGTCCTACTCCAACCAGAAGTTATACTGCTGAGTGCACCAGTAGACCAAGTTATGGTTGCAGAAGGTGCGCCAGGAACAGAAGCAGTGCTAGCTATCGCCGGGCTTGTATAAAGCTTTAACTCCGCAAAGTGAGGAGCATCCACTCCAGTTGCACCATTACTGCCTGAGGATGAAGCAGGGTTTGAAACCCAAACTCCACTATTGGCCCAACTCCCTGTACCTTCTGTTTGAACCATTAAAGCAGAGGCTACATAAATTGATTGACCTGCGGGAGGGACAGTAGCGCTGCCTGCCCAGGAACCTGTAGTTACAGCGCTACCTGTTGTGGTACTAAAACCTGCAGTGGAAGCAGGAACAGTTGGAGAAGAAGTTCCGTTCTGGAATAAATATATGGTTTTATAAATATCAGCGTTAGCGCCAGCATCGCCATCTACTCCGTCAGTACCATCTACTCCGTCAGTACCATCTACTCCGTCAGTACCATCTACTCCGTCAGTACCATCTACTCCGTTGGTAGCAATTAGTAAGGAAAATACAGTACCGGAAGTAGGGAGTGTGGGGTTTAAGTCTGCTCTGTGCAAGACATCGTAGAAGTAGGTTCTACTACCTTGGACAGTACTAATACTTCCGCCAACACTTAAAGTAGAATAATAGCGGGTGAAGGTTTGACCATCAGCTACGTCAGCTACTGCAATATAACCAGTAATTGTTGGCATAATTTATCTCCTTAAAATGAAATCGAGCAGGTAACTTGGCGGGACGAGGCATCAGGTATATCTCCTGCGGACAGTCTAAGGCTTGCAGAAGTAGTACCAAAGCCAGTAGGTTGAGAAGAGGAAGGAGTAAATACTGCCCCGTTAAGTTTCCAAGCGTAAGTAATACCTGAAGTTATTTCGGTTCCACCTCTGTATAGCTTGGCGGTGAGATCCGCAGTTCCTACGTTGTTTTTAAAGACAGTAGCATCACTGGTCTCAATTACCACTTGATAACCACCTTCAGCATCCCGCAACTTAACAATGGACACTTGATCTATTCTTGTTGCACGGGTAATGCGGTAAGTTACAACATTGCTAGTACCTGCCACCGACTGGTATTGGTCTTTAGTTATAGTTAAGTCTGCGTTGTTAGTGCCGCTAACTGTACCTTGCCCTGAACCAACGCTCGTAAAGGTACCCGCTCCACCTACCTGGTAGGACCACACTCCTGCTGCATCTCCGCTTTCAAAGTTTTGATAGTCAGCGTTGAGTACTACGCTGGTCTCCCCTGTTTTAGGGTTAGTAGAGCCAAAGTCATACAAGATAGTTTGTCTGCTTGCCGTAACACGTACAACCTTAGCAGAGCCACCCCGAGCCTTGGCCAGACTAATAATTCTGTTATAGGTAACAAGAGTTCCCGATATATTTACAATGATAGGGATAACAATACTAGTTGAGTCAGGGTTGGAAGCCCCCGCATCGGCAAAACCCGTGGTGTTCCCTGCAATGTCTGCTACAGCAAGTCTACCTTGACTGCTAACACTTGATACTGTAGTAGATAGTCCTGCGGTGTCTGCAATAGAGTTAACAGCATACTGGTTAGCGCCAGGGGAGGTGCCTGTAACATAAGTGTACTGTGTAGTGCCTGCATAGACTGAAATGTCTGAGGAAAAAGTAGAAAGATCTGCAATAGCACCATCGGTGCCTGCTGAGAAAGTGTGAGATTCGTTAGTGAAGACGATAGTTGCGCCTGTAACACCATCAACGAGATCCGCAATGGTAATATTACCTGTAATTGTAGGCATTATGTTCTCCTATGTGTATGTTAATTCGCAAGTAAAGGCATCTTCACCTTGGTCTGCAATATCTGTTGCGTCAATAAGTAGAGCACGAGAAGTCTGACTTGTGTCAGTTCTTTGTGTTGTACTTGAGGTAAAGGTAGCAGTACCGTTTTTACGCCATAAGTAAGTGTACCCTACGTGGGCGGCGGTGGTTCTTGCTAGGTTGTCAATATATAAAGTAGCAACCAAAGCTTTTGCACTGCCTGCATTATTCCTAAAGTTAGTTGCAGTAATAGGCCAACCAGAGGGATCTGTTCCTACTGCCCCTGGGGTAACAGAGTTTATTCCAATTGTGTGAGTCTCACTTACTTTAGACTTTTCCCACAGTGTACCTGTGAATATCCAAATGCTATCGGTATCACTGGAATAAATAATGTCTCCTAGAAAGCCTGTCTCTTCTGGTGAGGGGTCTACGTCCCTTACGTAAAGAGATGTGTTTCCCCCTAGCTGAGATATAATACTATTAAGGGCATCTCGAGTAGCTTTGTCTCTAATGCTGCTGGGAATAAAAATAGTAGACATTAACGTTTACCTCCAGGAGAAACTTCCACATCAAACCCAGTTATCTTAGGGTTAGTCGTGCCACTCATTGACAGTTCAATGTCATAGTATCTACCGTTCAGACGGTAGTCCTCTTTGTGTTTAGTGGTGGGATTAAATGTTCTGGAAGAACTATCTGAGCTAGGAACAGACAGTTGATCACTATCTTTTACTATTGATGTTGCCATAACAGAGTTTTTAGCTACTACTGCACACTTAAACTCCCCTTCACCTTTAGGGTAAACAGAGGATATATTTTTAGTTACTGTCTCATCACCTAAGTTATTATCCAGAAATTGTACCCAACCTGAACTAGAGTAGGTGCCACTTGCACGTTCATTTCCTAGTTGGAATACCCCTGCCTTTCCCCAGGCAAAGATAAGAACCTTACCATTAAGTTCACTCTCAGTCATATTTCTAATCCCATCAGTGCTTACTGTAGGTAAGTCTCTTCTGTACCAAGTATTGTTTTTATAGTTGTAACAGAAGGCCTTATCGCAGCCAGTAGTAGTCCCAGTGCGGCCAACTGAACTGTAACAAACCCATACTTCTTTGTCTGACGTGTGATGAAAAACAAAGGCTCTGTCCCGTGCAGCAGGATCTACATCTGTGTACAAAGAGCTTTCAATACGGCCTCTAGAAATATTTTCTTTGTTAGGTCCACCATCGTGTAAGTAAATTCCGTAGTTGCCTACTACGAAGTGTCTACCATTACCAATGTCTGCAAAGCAACCAGGGCTATACAGCCCATCATCGTCAAAGAGTAGTCTACTAACCAAGTAGAGGGGGTTTCCCGAGTCTTGATACTGCAAAACGGCGTCTTCTTTATATACAATTAGGTATTCGCCTAGTTCAGCTGCATCAAGTATTTCTCCAACTGATTCGGTGAGTATATCATCTCCTGCAGAGTTTGTTGATCTTGCTACAAAATCAATTCCACTTAAGGTACCTAATGCGGTAATTGGTGTTGACCAGATTAAAGAGACGTTACCTAAATTTTCCGAACCAGTATAAGATCCATCCCCATTTAGTGCAATAATACGATTGTTATAAGTTAACAGCCTTTGCGCAGTAGTGTTTGCAATCCAACCAGTGAGGGGAAACGCTGCATAGTTATTTAACTGTCCAGTAAGTGCTGAGTTATTGTCAATATCTATTTGATTTACCCGACGTAACTCTCGTGGAGTAGAGGCTCCGTCATTTGCTATAATAATATCGTTGAAAGGAAACAGGTCGATGTTGAACCTAGCATTATCATCTAGAGGGGTAACTGTGGTAGAACCTGTTATGGCTGTAGAGCCTGAGTCGGTTAGATCTTCTACTATTTGAAAGGTTAAGTTTAACCCATCAGAGTCTGTTTCATAAAGATAAACAAAGTTAAGAGTATCCTCTCCTGTAGGAGTCCATTGAGACATGGCGTACAGGTTTCTTGGGGTGGAACCAGTGTTAACTGCCTGTCCACCTCCTATATTGTTGGCGTTGTCTGTTCTAGTCATATCAAAGACACCTTGCAAGGAGCCATCGAAAGGCCGCATATTAAGCCCCCTAGAGAAGGTAGTAAGGTCTTGCTTCTGAGCAGGAGTATCAGAGTTTAATCCTCCGATACCTACCTCCCCTAATTGTATTCTGGGCATGTTATTCCTCCAGGTTAATTCCTATCTGTTTGAACTTCCTACGGGCACAACGTAGTCTGAAGTTCCGTAGTCTAGCATTTACTCTTCTTTTTCTTTTCCAGGGTCTAGGTATGATAGTTTCATTACTCTCGTAATTAAGTAATTTTTTATCAAATCTCACATCCACCTGCCGTGCAGGCAAGGGTCTGTGCTCCCTCAGTATTGTCTTCCTGCTCATAAAGCGAGAGTTCATTCCAGTTGATTGGTGATGGAAATTCTGAGAGTGCTGCATTATATTCTGTCTCTGAAACAGGCTGATACGGTGCTTGCTCATATGAGTGCTCTGAGTAGGGCAAGAACGATACTCCTGTGAGATGATCAAAGTTCTCATAAACCCAGGCACCAACTTCCAACCACTCATCTTCTTTTACATACACAGTAATGGAGACGGAATGTTCTGCCCAGTTCTGTTTCAACTTTAACCATAGTTGCAATTGTTCAATAGCACCAAGATCATCCGCCATAATAGAGCCGGGAGGACTTTCAATAGGAAAAGAGAAGATAGTAGTGCTATCAGGTTTCATAAAGCAGGGTTCGCTGGGAACACCTGAGTTTTTCATAAAGTCAGTGAGGGGATCTTTGTTATCACCCCGTACTGTTCGTATGTAGTGTTTGGCAAACCTACCGTGGATACCAGAAGCACTGTTAACTAGTTGGCTAACGGTACCAGAAGGTTTAATTGTGGTAATGGCAGTTGAGGCGGGTATATTTAACTTTTGTGCCCACTCTACATTAATGTCTACAGCATAGTCACGTAGATCTTTGATCTCTTCCTCTGTGGCAGAGATAATAACAGGACAATCGCAAATCCCTGTTAGGGAAACACCCAGTAACCTTTCTTCCTCTGTATTTGTTTTCCAAATATTACGGAGGTAAGGAAAGTTAGTTAGGGTAGATTGTAAGGTACCCAAGATAGTAGCTACCTTTATCTTTTCTTTAATAGTATGTAGTGTATCTTCTGAACGAAGAACTACTTCTGTTAGGTTACAGAACTGATTTGATCGTAATGCTATTTCTGCGCACGGGTTGGTGCCATGAATTAGATCCGAGTTACGACGAGCAGGAGCACTCTTTTGTGCACCGTACCTGCTGTAAATACCCCTCTCGCCTGACTTAGACTCAATCAGGGCTGTCCACTCTTTAATAAAGGTAAGAGAGTCAGGTTTCTGTAAATACACTGCTGAGTTATTAGCAAGGGCGCGATGGGCACTTCCTTCCCACCACTGACCAGACTTTGCATTCTGCATAGAATAGTCACCAAGATCACTTAAAGATATCATAGCAGATCTGCGTACACCACCAACTACCACTACCTCCCCAATCTTACACATAAGATCGTGACACTCTAATGGCGATAGTTTACGTCCCGCTGCTTTCTTGAATGAATTCGTAGTAAATTCAAGTAGTTCTTTAAGTGGCTCAGGCCCACTTGCACGGCCTCCCATTGTCCTTAACTTGGCACCTGCTGGTCTGATACGCGAGTAATCAAAAAAGTGTACTCGACCTAAGTAAAGATCAGCAATATGTTTACGTAGTGCTTTGGCCCAACCTTCTTTAGAGTCTTCTACAAAGATGACTCTGTTGGAGGTTTCGAAGTAATCATTAACAATGGGTAACTTATTAACATCAAGTGCTTCCACAGAAAAACCTACACCTGTACCACACATAAGAATGTACATGGCCTCATCAAAAGCCCGGGAAGTATCTACTTTAAGATAGGAACAGTTATAGCCTGTGATGTTATTGCGCTCTAACGCGGCACCACTGGCCCACATAGCCCTCATGGAGGGCATGGTCTTCATAGATAAGATGTAAGAAGTTATTTCTTTAGAAACCTTATCACTGATCATACCCTTCCAGGTAGACATATAACGAGTAACTGTTTCTTCCCAGGTTTCTCTACGTTGTTCTTCTTCTAACCAACGAGAGTAACGAGAAAGGTGAATAAATGTTTGGTAGTCTGTGGTCATCTGTGTTTCTCCTTAGATAACTAAGTTATACCTGTGTTTCCTTAAGTATAACTTATATAGTATATATAATAGTAGGGAGGAGGGTTCCTCCTTTTAATAGGGGACTATAAATTTAGATAGGCTCTTGAGGCCAAGTGATGTCAGTTGGAAATCCAGCCTGCTGTGGGACATCTAGGAGGGCTGTCCTGTATGTAGCCCACTCAGCTTGTTTAGCTGCGGTAAGGTCTGCCCAGCGAAGTGCATTGCCTGCGACAGCATCGACCTCAAGTAATAGTTGATCACGCTCACTGCGAACCTGTGCCGCTGCGGCTGCGTCCAACTCAGCCTGTGTAGGAGCAACGTAAGCTGCG